AGCAAGAAAAAACTGTCCGTCCAAGAGGGACAGACAGTGCAAAAGTAATACAGTTAATCGAAACACGCTCTATAGAGGGCAGGGGAACACCCGAAGACCCGTGCCGAGTGATTATTCAGTACTGGGAGACGGACGGGAATCTTCTGACGGAGCTGTATGAGGATTGATTCGATGTTTGACCTTTACCAAAATATTAAAAAATACCGTATTGAGTTAGGTCTTACCCAAACTCAACTTGCTGAAAAAGCTGGGTATGCGGATAAAACAATGATCTCAAAAATTGAGTCTGGAAAAGTAGATCTTACATTTTCCAAAATAAAAGTATTTGCAGACATATTAAGCCTTACCCCTTCACAATTAATGGGTAATGCAATATGCGAAAAAGAGGAAAGCAACATGAAAACAGAATCAGCTTCCGAAAGGATGCTATACGAAATTGAGGAAGCCAAAATCGCTATTTTCGCTATTTGCGATGAGTTGTGCAGATGGAGAAAAGAAATCACCGATGAGGACTATCTATTTGCAGAACATTGCGCGAAAGATTGTCCGCTTGAAAGATTGTAAGGAAAGGAGGAGCAAATGCAATACCAGAAACCGAAACAGTTAGCGGAAACGTTCTCTTATTGTCCTAAGACAATGAGAGCCGTCATCCATGAAATGCAACTGAAAGATGACTACAAAGGCTCGGTTATAGAGATTAACGGTCATTACAGAGCTGAAGTATCAGCCGTTGAGAAATACCTAAAAGAGAGGAAAAGAAAAAGATGAAAAGGAAGCTTGAAAGACAAGTAAATAAAGAACTGTCGTTCATCAGCGTTCTGGCTGCATCGATGTTTCTGGTCTGTGCAGTGCAGGACGGATGTATCTGGGCGATTATAGCCCTGACCGCATATATCAGTATGTGGGTGACCGCAAACCTGCAGAAAAAGAAAGAGCCCCGCAGCAAAAGCCGCGAGACCAATAAACCTATTACTAATACTACTATAAATTTCAAGGAAACGCAACTGTTTAAGCCTTATGTCATAAGGGATATGAGGGAAATCTGATATCACGTCGGGCGGGACTGATAAAAATAAAGAAAGGGAAACCCCTTAATTACCGAGCCGTGCACCGTGCCGCCCCACGGACCCCGATATAAACATGGCCGTACACATGTCTATATATAGATTCCTTTTGCAGATACTCTTTTGTGAATAATAAGACTCTAATCCATAACTGACCACCGGTACGGCGGTGGAATTAAGAAAGGAAAATTATGTCAATGAAGATTAATAAGCTGGAGATCGAAAATGTAAAGCGTGTAAAGGCTGTTAAGATATCTCCAACACAGAACGGACTTACAGTGATAGGTGGCAGAAACGGACAGGGCAAGACATCGGTGCTCGATGCGATAGCGTGGGCACTCGGAGGTGATAAATTCAAGCCTTCGCAAGCAGCGCGTGAAGGATCCGTTACGCCGCCAAGCCTTAAGATAGTAATGCAGAACGGACTGATTGTTGAAAGAACCGGAAAGAATTCAACTCTAAAGGTTACCGATCCAAAAGGTGAAAAGGGTGGCCAGAGGCTTCTTGATGAGTTTGTAGAGAAACTGGCGTTAGACCTTCCGAAGTTCCTGGAATCTTCTGATAAGGAAAAGGCAGCCGTGCTCTTGCATGTTATAGGAGTAGATAGCGAGCTGACCAAACTTGAAAAGTCGGAAAATGAATTATACCAGGAACGACTTGCTATCGGACGCATTGCAGATCAGAAAGAAAAGTTTGCTAAAGAACAGCCATATTATACAGAAGCTCCGGACGACCTTGTATCACCGGCAGATCTTATAAAAGAGCAGCAGGAGATCCTTGCAAGGAATGGTCAGAGAGAACAGTGGAAGCGTCAGTATGATCAGCTTATTGCTGAGAGGATGCATAATGATGAGCTGATAGAAGAAACAACTCGCAAGCTGCATGAGCTAACAGAAAAGGCGGCATTACTTGATAAACAGGTCAAAGATGCGGCAAAGAGTCCTAATGAGCTAAAGATGGAATCGACTGCAGAGCTTGAAGAGAGCATAGCTAACATTGATGAGATAAACCGCAAAGTAAGAGCTAACCTGGATAAGGAAAAAGCTGAAGCAGATGCCGCAAATTACAGAAAGCAGTATCAGGAGCTTGATATAAGGCTTAATGAAGTAAGACAGCAGAAGATTGATCTATTAAGAAGTGCAGATCTTCCATTGCCGGGGCTTACGGTAGTAGAGGGTGAGCTTGTATACAGAGGTCAGCGATGGGACAACATGAGCAGTTCTGAACAGCTCAGAGTTGCGACTGCAATCATCAGAAAGATCAACCCTGAATGCGGATTCGTACTTCTTGACAAGCTTGAGCAGATGGATCTTGAAACTCTTAATGAGTTCGGTGCATGGCTTGAAACGGAAGGACTCCAGGCTATAGCTACAAGAGTAAGCACCGGAGAAGAATGCAGCATAATCATTGAAGATGGTTATGCTGTGCAGGAAACAAAAGAAGATGAGCCGTCGGATGCAGCTGTGACTGACTGGCGAAGCTTTGAGATATAAAAGGAGAGATAAATGGAAATAACAAGCGGAATCATTCCATGTGCAAAAAAGGTCGTGATATACGGACCGGAAGGCATAGGCAAAACAACATTTGCATCAAAGTTTCCGGATCCCGTATTTATCGATACGGAAGGATCAACAAAAAATCTTGATGTAAGACGTCTTCCGGCGCCGTCATCATGGACGATGCTCAAGGAAGAAGTCAGGTATATAGCACAGAATCCATCCCTGTGCCGGACACTCGTGATCGATACTGCAGACTGGGCAGAGAAACTGGCGATACAATCAGTCCTTGATTCGCATGGAAAGAGCGGTATAGAAGACTTCGGCTACGGCAACGGATACAGATATGTGTATGAGAAGTTTGGAGAGCTCCTGAACCTGCTTAATGATGTGATAGATCAGGGCGTCAATGTAGTGGTCACGGCTCATGCAATCCTTAAGAAGTTTGAACAGCCGGATGAGCTGGGAGCTTATGACAGGTATTCCATGAAGCTTATAGACAGTCCTAAGACTTCCATTAGTGCATCCGTAAAGGAATGGGCTGACATAGTGCTTTTTGCCAACTATAAGACGATCGTAATTACTGATAGCAAGACGAAGAAAACGAAGGCTCAGGGCGGTACAAGGATAATGTATACATCACATCATTCATGCTGGGATGCTAAGAACCGCTACGGGCTGCCGGATGAGCTGCCTTTCGACTACAAAGAAATAGCAAGCGTGTTCGGAGAGCAGCCTGCAGCAAAAGAAGCACAGGAAGAGTCTTCGATAGCCATTACATCGCCGCCGCAGCGAAATACATCTGCAGTTCCGGAGGAAGTGCCTGTAAAAAGCGCTCCGGAGCCTAAAGAAGAAGTACAAGCGCCGGAGCCCTCTAAGCCGGTAACGTTAGAAGACCAGAGACAGGCGCAGCCTGTCACAGACAAGGATCTTGATCTAAGGATACCGAAAGCCCTTCGAGATCTGATGCTGCATGACAACATAGACGAATGGGACATTGAAAACTTCACATATGCTAAGGGATTTGTTCCGGACGGAACGAGACTGTGGGAGTTCGAAAAGGTGAATCCGGGCATTATAGAAGGCTTGTTTGTAGCCAACTGGACAAAGGTAAGAGATCAGATAAGACAGGCGAGAAAAGAAGAGGAAATACCATTTAATTAAGATTTGAGCATATAGCGTTTATATAGCATATAGCATAGAGCATTTTATATTAAAGATTGAGCATAGCGAAGGTTAAAGGAGAAATTGATAAATGACAGCGAATACAGGATATGAATTAGATTGGGATAGCACGATAGAAGCGGATGAGCAGCAGTTTAAGAAATTAGAAGCAGGGAATTACGATTTTATAGTTGATCATGTAGAGAGAACATTTGTAGGCGGAACAAGCGAAAAGTATGCAGGAATGAAAATGGCTGTTGTATATCTTAATATCCAGGTACCGGGACAGGAAGATATACAGTTGAAGGAAAACTTTATATTACACACTAACTTCCAGTGGAAGATAGGCTCACTTCTCGTAAGCGTAGGACTTAAGAAGAAAGGCGAAGCTATAACAGGAAACTATTGGAACAAACTCCCCGGAACACGTGGCCGCTGCGAGGTCACTCTCGATAAGGATTCAAAGAGCAACAGAGAGTATAACCATATCAAGCAGTTCTTTGAGCCTTCATCAAAGGCAGATAACGGGCAGAACAAATGGGCGATCTGATAAAACTTAGACCGTATCAGCAAGAAGCTTTTGACTCTGTAATCAAAAAGTGGGATGCCGGCAGCAGTAAGCTGTTGCTGGTCCTTCCTACAGGAACCGGAAAGACGATAGTTTTCTCAGCAGTTACTAATGAGTGCGTGAAGCGCGGCAGCCGCGTTCTGATAATGGCTCATAGGGGTGAGCTTTTAGACCAGGCTGCAGATAAGCTGCATAAGAGCACGGGTCTTGGATGCGCAGTAGAAAAGGCTGATGAGACGTGTATAGGTTCATGGTTCAGAGTCGTAGTGGGGTCGGTACAGTCACTTATGAGAGAAACAAGGCTGAAGAAGTTTCCGGGGGATTACTTCAGCACGATAATCATTGATGAAGCACATCACAGCATATCAGACAGCTACCAGAAGGTACTGCAGCACTTCCCTAAGGCTAATGTGCTGGGAGTTACTGCAACGCCTGACAGAGGCGATATGCGCGATCTTGGAACCTATTATGAAGATATAGCTTACGAGTATACATTGCCGCAGGCTATAAGAGAAAAGTATCTTTGTCCTATCAAGGCTCTTACTATCCCGCTTAAGATAGACATATCAAATGTCGGTATAGCTGCAGGTGACTTTAAGGTAGGAGAGATAGGTACGGCGCTGGATCCGTACCTTGAACAGATAGCAACGGAAATGGAAAAGTATTGCCGGACAAAGAAAACAGTCGTTTTCCTTCCGCTTATAAAAACTTCTCAGAAGTTCAGAGACATATTGAATGCACATGGATTTAATGCGGCAGAGGTCAACGGAAACAGTGAGGACAGAGCGGAAGTATTAAAAGATTTTGACTCAGGCAAGTACAACGTACTTTGCAATTCGATGCTGTTGACTGAAGGCTGGGATTGTCCTTCGGTAGACTGCATCATAGTCCTTAGGCCGACAAAAGTCAGAAGCTTGTACTCTCAGATGGTCGGCCGGGGAACGAGGCTTTTTGATGGGAAAGATCATCTTCTCCTGCTTGATTTCCTGTGGATGACCGAAAGACATGAGCTTTGTCATCCGGCTTCTCTGATATGTGATGATGACGAAGTAGCAAGACAGATGACGGAAGACATGGCAAATAATCCGGGTATTGAAGCAGACATCGAGGATGCGGAAGAGACTGCAACTGAAGAAGTTACCCAGGCAAGGGAAGAAGCGCTTGCTAAGCAGCTGGCGGCTCAGAAACGTAAAAAGAGCCGTCTTGTAGATCCTCTACAGTTTGAGATGTCGATACAGGACAGAGATCTTAGAGATTATGTGCCTCCATTCGGATGGGCGATGCAAGAGCCTACACAGTATCAGAAGGATACTCTTGAGCGCCTCCAGATCAATCCTGAGGGCGTGGAGAATGCCGGTAAGGCAGAGCTGCTTATAAACAAGGCAGAGCAAAGGATCAAGGATAATATGGCTACTCCGAGACAGATAAGGCAGCTGGAACAGAGAGGATTCAATAACGTAGGCGAATGGTCGTTTGAGCAGGCAAGGCGCCTGATCGACAGGATAGCAAGCAATGGCTGGAAGACACCAAGAGACTTGGTTCCGGGTGAATATACACCGCCGGCTATTGACCAGAACAATGGAATGATTTGGTAAAACAAGATGAACGATATCACAACACTATTAAATTATATAGATCCCGGCTCCTGCACTTATTCGGAATGGGCAGCGGTCGGAATGGCTTTAAAAGAAGAAGGCTTCAGCTGCTCTGACTGGGACAGCTGGAGCAGCAAAGACATATCAAGATATCATAGAGGGGAATGCGAGAAGAAATGGAATTCTTTTAATGGGAGTGCTGCTCCCGTTACAGGAGGCACTATTTTTCAGATGGCCGTAGACAGAGGCTATACTCCCGAAACAGGTCATGAACTGGATTGGGACAGCCCTATTGATTCTGATGGTGTCGTTGTAAATAAAAACTGGATAGAGGGTGTTGAGATCCAAGAGCCTAAGAAATGGCATCCGGCTAAGGAGCTCAAGCTCTATCTGGAAACCCTGTTTGAAGCCGGTGAAAATGTTGGTATCGTAACACATTCATGGAAGAACGAAAAAGGAAAGTACGTTCCTAAGGATAAAGGTTTATACACAAAGACTGCAGGTCAGCTCATAGAAGAGCTTGAAAAGTGCAAGGATGATATAGGCAGCGTCGTGGGTGATTATGACAAGGATGGCGGTGCATGGATCCGCTTCAATCCGTTAGACGGCAAAGGCGTAAGAAACGACAACGTGACCGAATACAGATACGCATTAGTTGAATAAGATGATATGGAGCTCGAAAAACAAAATGCCATTCTCCGCGAGATGGCGCTCCCGATCGCTGTGCTGATGTATTCCGGCGGGAAGTCGCTTCATGCGATAGTTAAGGTCGATGCTGCGGATTATAACGAGTATAGAAAGCGGGTAGACTATCTGTATTCTATATGCGAAAAGAACGGAATGAGCATCGATTCTCAGAACCGTAATCCTTCAAGGCTTTCAAGAATGCCTGGCTGCACAAGAGGTGAGCACAAGCAGTTTATAGTTGATACAAACATAGGAATGAGTTCATGGACTGAATGGCATGAATGGATAGAATCAGTAAATGATAATCTTCCGGAGTTCGAAGAGCTTTCGGATGAATGGGAGGACATGCCGGAGCTTGCACCGGAGCTTATAGAGGGCGTATTAAGGCAGGGACATAAGATGCTTATGGCCGGACCGTCTAAAGCAGGTAAGTCTTTCGCTCTTATCGAGCTATGCATTGCGATAGCCGAAGGCAAGCAGTGGATAAATTGGAAGTGCGCTAAAGGCCGGGTATTATATGTCAATCTGGAGCTTGACAGAGCTTCCTGTCTGCATCGATTCAAAGATGTGTATAAGACGCTCAATATTCGCCCTGAGAACCTTCAGAACATCGATATATGGAATCTTAGGGGTAAAGCTATACCAATGGATAAATTGGCTCCTAAGCTCATCAGAAGGGCTCAAAAAAAGGACTATATAGCGATTATCATAGATCCTATATACAAGATCATAACAGGAGATGAGAACTCTGCAGATCAGATGGCTGCATTTTGCAACCAGTTCGATATCGTATGCACAGAACTCAAGAGTGCAGTGATCTACTGTCATCATCACTCGAAAGGCTCTCAGGGACAGAAAAAAGCTATAGACAGATCCTCAGGATCCGGAGTGTTTGCTCGTGATCCGGATGCCGTACTTGATTATATAGAGCTCGAAAAGAACGATGATCTTATAGCACAGCAGGTCAACAAGGCAATCTGTAAGACGTGTCGTATATACATGGATTCGCATAATGCATGGACAAAAGAGATGCTTGATCCTGACAGCATGGAGAATGCAAAGGTATTCGTTGAATACTGTAAAAATACGCTCGACAGGTGGCAGATGGCTATGCTGCAGTCTCAGATCGATGCGGAGGTGGCAGCTACAAAGAGCATGTCGGCATGGAGGATAGAGGGCACTTTACGAGAATTTGCCGCTTTCGACCCTGTAGATTGCTGGTTCAGATATCCCATTCACTATATGGATGCATCGGGAGTTTTAAAGGATTCTCAGGCTGAGAATGCGATGACTAAGGTTTTTGAAGAGCGAAAAAAGGCTGCTGAAAGGACTAAGGTCGAGCAGAAGGAAGGCTTTGACATTGCTTTTGAAGGCCTTGAAGAGGACGGGAAAGCGCTCTTAAGTGACATTGCTGAGCAGATAGGAGTATCCCAAAACACCATAGGTGCATGGTTTGGAAATAGCAAAAGGGGACGTAAGAATTTCAAAAAAGAGTACGAGACTTTTACCGGAGAAAATAGCAAGAGATATGTAAGAAGAAAAATAAAAGATTCTGAAAAGAAGAGTACGACGGATTGAAACTATGTCATACGGTCGCAAGGGTACGACTATACGACGAATTGCGTGCGGTCGTATGTCATACCCCTGCACTACGACCTATATATATATACCTGTCGGTCATACCCTATGCATAGGGGTGTATGTATGTAGGGTTGGCGGATGAGCTACCGCCACCCCATACAGTACACACCCTACGCAATGCAAACGCGAGAGACGAAGGGGAGGAAAGCAGAAAAAAATGAAAATTAATGTGTACAAGTTATTGGACAATATCGCGATGACGAAGAGGTGGAGATCATGATCAGCTTTTTTATGGTGATGGACCCGCCGACGATCACGCAGCAGGAACATAAGGTCAGAGTAGTGAAAGGCAAACCGATGTTCTATGAACCGCAGGAGTTAAAGGTTGCGAAGAAGAAGCTTCTCGACAGTCTTGTCTGGTACATACCTGATCAGATGTTTGAATGTGGGGTCCGGTTGACAGTGAAGTGGCTTTTTCGCGCAACAGAAAAGCATTGCCACGGTTCTTACAGGATCACAAAGCCGGATACTGATAACCTGCAGAAGATGCTTAAAGACTGTATGACGAAGCTGCGTTTCTGGAAGGATGATGCGCTTGTAGCTTCCGAGATCGTCGAGAAAATGTGGTCTGATGTCCCGGGAATATATATCCGGATAGAGGAGCTAAAGAATGGATGATGAGGATTACAAGATATTTACGGATGCATGGCGGGTTTTTAAGAATTACAGAAAGCCGGTCGAAGATAGAGCTTTTTGGGCTGCTCTCGTGAAAGATTGCTATATACTGGCAAATAGGCATCAGGGTTCACCATTTGCTACAGATATGGCGATTGTGATCCGCAGAGAGGTCGAAAGAAAATTTTTGAAGGAAAAAGAAGAGGAGTTAAAAAGAAATGGCATTGATACCACAAGCGGGGTTCCCGAGAAAGAAGACGGTGCCTGATACTAAGCAGTGTCCGTATAAAATCGGTGATACCGTTACATGCAAGCTGAGCTGTGTGCAGCCAGGATATATAAAAAAGGGCAGAGTGGCTTATGTACATCCTAAGAACAGATGGTATATGGTCGAGTTTAAAGCTCAGCCAAAGATGTGGAAGACGGATAAACCGGAATACTTCAGGGAATGCTTTGATTACTAAGGTTATCTATGCGGCCGTGTCCGCTTGATAAATATAATTTAAAAATTTAATATAACAGCCGATGGCGGTCGGCAAAACCCTAATACAAACACAATCATACATTTCCTGACACGGCAGGGAGTGTAGTAAGGAGCAGAATGACTACTAAGCAGTATCTCGGACAGATAAGAATATTAGATATCAAAATAAGACAACGGCAGCGAGAAGCTGCAGAGCTGAAGCTGGCTGCTACATGCACAGGCTCCGCGTCATCACAGGGCGAAAAGGTTCAGACATCTGCATCAGGTGACAAGCTTCTTAATGCGGTTGCAAGGTATGTTGATCTTGAAGCTGAGATACAGGGCATGATCAAGGACATGCAGAAGCGCCGGCACAAGATCATATCCGAGATACAGGAGCTTGAGGATGTCAGATACATACAGATACTTTTTAAGAGATATGTGGAGTATAAAGAGTTTGAACGTATTGCTGCAGAGGTAGGGTATGAGTATTCATGGGTTACTCGGATGCATAACAATGCTCTTGAAGCTTTTGCAACAAAAAATAAAATTAGCAAGTAAAAGCAATTTTTTTGGTGGTATAATAGTATCATGAAATTTTGAGGAGTCGGGGACGGCTCCTTTTTTATGTCTTATGATGATATAGGACGCCAAAAACAATTTCAAACTACAATAAAAGTGTTGACATATCGTGTACGATATGCTAATATATAATTGTAAGGAGGAAAGCATATGGGTAATAAAAAACGAGACAAAAAAGCCCATGAGAAATTCAAAAGCTGGCTACTCGGATTTCTCACGGACTTGGCGGTAGGAATTATCCTACTTGTCATTTCAAGACTGTTATAAACAGTCAGGGATACGGAGTTAACGCTCCGTATCTTTACCCAAATATTATCACACTCATATGCGAAAAACAACATGAAAGATGGTTTATTATTTCTAGGTGTGTTCTTCATTGCAATCTCTATTCCAAAGCTTATCATGGCTTTATACTGGAAAAGGAGGAGCAAGGAATGAACGGACAATCACCACAGAGCAAAGCTACACGAAAGTATGAAGCCTCTCACGGCTGGATGTCAAAGACTTATAAGCTGAAGAGAGAAACTGTAGAGAAGTTTGCAGCAGCGTGCGAGAAGGCCGGAGTTAGCCAGGCCGGACAACTTATGAAAATGATGAATCAGTTTATCGAGGAGCATCGGAATTGACCGGTGCTCCTTTTGTAATACCCCGGGATATGCAACATCTAAAAACATACCCGAGGGGGTGCACTGAGTCCACAGGTTAAGAGAGCATAGCAATGCGATTAGGAAAGAGGATATAGATAAATGGCTGTGAATCCGCGTTATGCAAATGGTACCCTCCGGCGAAAGTACCGGGGGAGGATGAAAGCCGCCGGGTATGAGTGCGGCATCTGCAAGGGGAGGCTGGGTCCGATCCACTACGACGAACCAAGCGACGCAGCTCATCCGCTTTCGTTTGTCATCGATGAGATAAAACCAATAAGTAAATATAAAGAGTTTGGTTATGGTTCAGCAAGAGAAGCGGCAGAGGATTGGGACAACCTGCAGGCAGCACACTACTGCTGTAACGCTGCGAAAAGCAACAAGGTTGGCTTTGAGATGATGAAGGCAAAGCCTGTGAGCAGAACGAGCGAAAAATGGTAGAAAATAATTGAGAGTTTCAAAGGGTGGGGGAGTACCCCTCCCCGGCCGGCAAGCGACCCCACGCCGTCCAGCGCCAATTTACACACGAAGGATTTTGAAACATGGATTCAAGAGTATTAGAACCAAAATACGAAGCGATTGCAAGGCAGCTTATACGGCGAAGGAAGAAGCTTCGTAATATCCGTAACAGTGACGTCAGAATCGCTTATCTGGCGTCTGATCATGAGCTGAAAAAGAATGGAAAAGTGGTATATGGCCAGTGTGAGAAGATAGCGGAAAAGTACAAGTGGATAATCCCGTATGATTTTACGATAACGCTGTTCTCTCCCAACATCGAAAGGCTGACTGATAAGCAGATAGAGATCTTGATATATCATGAGCTTTTGCATGTAGGAATAGAATTTGACGGAAACGAGACCAGGTACAGCGTTATTCCGCATGACGTTGAGGATTTCAAAGCGATCATACAAAGGTATGGGATTGACTGGGGTGCGTGATGAATAGGTTAGAGAAGCTAAAAGAGCTTGAAGCGGAGTTGAAAGACCTAATGAATAAGGCTAACAGCCGGAGCTTTGCTCCGCTCGCAAAGCAGTATCGAGAGACTTTAAAAGAGATTGAAGAAATAGAGGGCGTAAATACAAATGATGAGATCGGCGACATCCTCGCGGAGCGTGAAGCTGATGGGAAGGCAGGAGCCGTCCGCCAGAGTCGCGCCGGATAATTTATATACAGACGGACCGGATGCAAAAAAGATATTGCATGCCGGAAAGATAAGATTAGATGAATGGCAGACAAATATCCTGGATGACTGGATGGGACATGCCGAGGATGATGTTTGGGCTGCGCCTACCTGCGGACTTTCGGTTCCAAGGCAGAACGGAAAGACACTTGATACAGCAGGCAGGATCGTATCTGGGATGATCATGTACGGTGAGTGGTGTGTTTATACGTCACACCTGCAAAAGACATCTACAGAAACATACATGGAGCTTAAAGCTATATTTGAAGCACCAAAGCTTTTTAGCAGGGTAGCTGAATTTAAATCAGCTTTAGGCAGAGAACAGATCATACTGAAAAATGGCGGCCGAGTCGTTTTTGTTGCCAGGACAAGAAACGGCGGCCGAGGCCTTCACGGCGATCTTTTAATTTTTGATGAGGCACAGGAATTGACGTCTGAGCAACAGGCGTCTTTTTTGCCTGCTATTTCGGCCAGCCGAAACCCACAGACCATATACCTTGGAACGCCTCCGACGCCGGAAGGTGATGGAAGAGTGTTCAGGAATATAAGGCAGCGGGCGCTGGAAGGCAAGACAACAGATGTGGCATGGACTGAGTATTCAGTGGATAAGATCGGTGATGTCACAGACAGGAAACGCTGGGCGGCGACTAATCCGGCGCTTGGAAGGCGGATCAGAGAAAGTACGATAGCCTCGGAGTGCGCACAGATGGACGAAGACACGTTTGCTAGAGAGCGGCTTGGCTGGTGGTCACCGATGCAGGAGGAGAAGATAGACTATGCGATAGATAAAAAAGCCTGGGAATCATGCAGGTCGAAAAAGGTAAAACCGTCCGGCAAAACAGCCTACGGAATCAAGTTCACGCCGGACGGCTCGGAAGTAATCTTATGCGGCGCTGTATGTCCGGCACAGGGACCGGCAAGGATAGAGCAGATCGACAGACGCTCGACAAGCCACGGGATAGGCTGGCTTTCGGACTGGCTTAATGATAGGTATCGTGCAGCGTGCTGCGTTGTAATCGATGGTCGAAACGGTGTGGATCTTGTATGCGAGCGTATAAAAGATACATGGAAAGCAAAAGGATCGGTGATAAGGCCTTCGGCTCAAAATGTGATAGCTGCAGCAAGCCAGATCATCACAGAGGTTAACGAGCAGACAGTCACATGGTATGCAGAGCAGGAAGATCTGAACGACAGCGCAAAGAACTCGATAAAGAGGCCCATAAGCGGAGGTTTTGGTTTTGGCGGCGAAAATTCAGCGCCGATCGAGGCTGCAGCGCTCGCATTATGGGGCTGTAGGACAACAAGAAGAGATCCCACAAGAAAAATGAGGATAGGATAAAGCGGTATGAAAAAGTTAAGTTTTGGAATGGTTGAAGGACTTCCGGAAGAAGAGCAGAGAAAGCTTAATAATCTTGTAAAAATCTATAACTATCACAGAGCGGCTAATGTTCTGAAGCGGAAGTACTATAACGGCTATATAAGCCTAAAAGATGTCAATCTTGGAATAGCACTTCCCAGAAGCCTGGCAAGCTTGGACATAGGCTGCAGCTGGGGAGCGAAGACAGTCGATGTTCTGGCCGGACGATCGATGTTTGATGGATTCGTAGCGGCGAACGGACAAGATACAGACATCCTGACGCAGATCACAAAAAGGAACCGTCTTATAGCTGAGTATGCAAAGGCTGTCCGTGATGAGCTTTTGTATGGATGCACGTTTGCAGTGCTCTCAGGAGCTCCTGACAGTGCCGTAATCAGGTTTTATTCGCCTCAGTGCGCTGCTGCTTCATGGAGTGCCGAAAAAGGCCGTATTGACTGTGGTTTGGCGTTTTGGGATGCAAAAGAAGATGAAAGCGATATCAATTGGCATCCGAAGTACGTAAACTTTTATACCGAATCGGCCACATGGGAGCTGTCAAGAAATAGCGGAGTTTGGACAGCGTTGGAAAATCCGCATAAGTTTGGGCGTCCGCTTATGGAGCCTCTGATCTGGAATGCTTCCAGTGACAAGCCGTTTGGTCAGTCTCGTATTAAGTTCCCTATAAGGAAGCTTATACAGGGCTATGTGAGGACGTTAGCCAATGCGACCATTGGACTTGAGTTTGCCACATCACCGCAGAAGTATATCCTCGGAGTCACAGACGACCAGTATGATGCAGTGACAAGCAACAAATTTCAGCAGTATGTCGGTTCGATAATAGCTGCTACAAGCAATCCGGAGACCGGAGCTAATCCGTCTTTTGGCCAGCTTTCGCAGGGCTCGCTTTCGCCTCACACGGAAATGCTCAGGATCCTTGCAACACAGTTCTCGGCAGCGACGGGGCTGACCGTAACCGATACGGGAGTAGTAAACGATGCTAATCCCACATCATCGGATGCGATCCTTGCACAGAGCCAGACACTTGTATCTCTTGCGGAACAGCTTAACGCAGGAAATGCCGATGCACTGTATCAGATATCGCAGATGGCTCTTGCTATAGAGCGCGGTGTTGTGCCTGATTCATTGCCGGACGAAGACAAAGGCATTGTAGCTCACTTCAAGAATCCGGCTATGCCGTCTGTTGCGGTGACTGCAGATGCAGCAATCAAGATAGCATCAGCCAGGACAGAGTTTGCAAGCACAGATACTTTCCTTGAGATGATTGGGTTTGATCAGGCAGATGTAAGGAGAGTTAAGGCTCAGGAGCAGCGTGTAAGAGGGCAGCAGTTACTGCTGGAAGTAGAGGAAGATAATGAAGGTAACAAGGAAGTCATGGAATGAATACATATCCCGTCTTTCAAAGCTGAATGAAGAGGCCGGGAAGAAGATGACTCAATACGTTGAGCAATATGGAATCGATGATTCTGAAAAGCTTATAGCATATGCAAATTCATTGATCGTAAAGTATTGCGAAGGCAGCTCCGAACTCGCCTGCCAGATGTATGACGCTATGGCAGCGGCTGAAAAGGTCAACGTTCCACCCGCTGAACCGGCAGAGCTTCCGGAGTATAAAGAAGTCGCCAAAATGGTAAATGCTACCAAGGAAAGTACGAAGGAGTTGGCACGCGGTACAGGCAGGCTTGTAAAAAGAGCCAGTGCAGATACTACGCTTAAGAATGCCATAAGAGATGGTGCAGAGTTTGCATGGATCCCGAATGGTGATACCTGTGCTTTCTGTGTTACCCTTGCCTCAAGAGGCTGGCAGCGTATAAGCAAAAAAGCCTTAAAAAATGGACACGCTGAGCATATCCATGCGAACTGCGACTGTCAGTATGCTATTCGATTTAATAAAAAGACAAATGTCGAGGGATATGATCCGGATGAATATCTGGAACGGTACAATGCTGCCGGCGGAGACATCAACAAAATGCGCCGCATTGATTATGCTGCCAACCGGGAACGCATCAACGCACAGAAAAGGGCGGCGTATGCAAAACGGGAGTTGGATAAAATATCTGCATCCGGCGAAAATCAATTTAAGAGCGGATTTTCCAAAGCGAATCTTGAAAAACACTTTGGAGAGAAAGGCAAGCACACAGATAAATACGTTGGCTGGACGCCGGAAAAATACAATGAAGAAGCATTAAAACTGGTGCAAAGCTCCACATCTGATGATATACTTGGGTATAAGACAAAGGAACTGTCAGTGGTAAGATATCGCCGTAGCACAAATGATTTTGTTAAGGGCTATCCAAAAACAGGAATTGCAACTATGTTTAAGCCGAAAGATGGAGAGGAATATTTTAAAAGGCGTCTAAGAAAAGAAGAGGGAATCCAACATGATTAAATGTCCAGTATGCGAAAAATACGAATTTAAGAGTGAAGATGATTTTGATATTTGCCCTGTATGCGGATGGGAAAACGATGGGCTACAATATGATGATCCAGATTATGACGGGGGCGCAAATGAAATGAGCCTTAATCAAGCAAAAGAGGTCTGGAAGAGCGGAAAGAAAATCCATTGAAAACACGATGCACACGCACCGTAAGTTTTCAAATAAGACAAGGAGTATTTTCATGGCAAAAGATGATTATTATGTGATTGTATATAAGGTATTGGCATATCTTTACATGAAGTTAAAAGCAGGAGAGGAAATAGAACCCGAGATGCTTATGTACAATGGCAATCTATTTCAAATCAATCGCAAATACTGGGTATATATATTCCAGAATATGTCAAATGATGGATATATTACCGGATTATCTAATATTTCCGTTGGGGATGGATATTATTTAAAAGAACAATTTCCGGATTGCCGGATTACACCAAAAGGAATCGGATATTTATGCGAGAATTCATTAGCTGAAAAGGCAAAACAGTTTTTAAAAAACGTAAAAGAAATTACGCCATTTATTTAGCAACAAGCCACTGATCCGGAACGGTTAGTGGTATTTTTATACCAATTTTCAGGAAAGAAGCGAGATAAATACTATGGGAAAGACGGATTATTACACGATAGTTGCAAAGATATTAGTTTATCTTTATAAAAAATATAAACACATGGACATTGAAAGCGACTACATCTCACCGATGACAAAGGATTTTCCTATTCCGGAGGAACAGTTAAAAGAAACCGTTTTGATGATGGTAAAACAGGGATTTATTACCGGTAATATTGTCAGAGCATGGGGAGGGGATGTTGTACTGGTAGAGTATCCGAGCTTGAAGATTACACCGGCCGGAATCGATTATCTCCAGGACAATTCTAAAATCAGAAAGATTTGTGAAGTGCTTAAAGAAGCAAAAGCTATATGGGAATTATTTTTGTAAATAGCCACTGACCAAAATGGTTGGTGGTATTTTTGTACTCAAAATCAGATGACTGATAATTCTAACACGCAGATGTGCGTGTTATTTTTATGGCAACATGTGCCTTAAACATGGATAAAATAAAACTCATTAGGAGGGTAGCACGATGGCAGAAGAAAAAACTTTTACTCAGGCAGAGATGGATTCGATCATAGAGGGACGCCTTGCGAGAGAAAGACAGAAATATTCAGATTATGAGGACCTGAGGGAAAAGGCAAGCAAGTATGATGAGTACCAGGAGCAGAGCAAGACTGAGCTTCAGAAGGAAAAAGAGAAGTCAGAGGCGCTCCAGGCTAAACTCAGCAAACTTGAAAAAGAAGACACTGTTAGACAGGCAAGAGAAAAAGTATCAAAGGACATGAACGTTCCGGTGGGTCTTCTTTCCGGGGAAGACGAGGAAACCTGCAAAAAGCAGGCAGAGGGAATTTTAAAATTCGCTAAGGGAAGTCATTATCCGGGCGTAAAAGGAGACAAACACGAAACTTCAAAGCGTTCAGGCGATACTAATGCAACAGACGAAGATTTTAAAGAATTAGTTGGCCGTATATTCGGCCGGAAGGAGTAAGAATGGCAGCAATAATCACATCAGATTTTCAGATTCCTAACAACATTGCACAGGGAATCTTTAAAAAGGCACAGACAGGATCTGCGATAGCGCAGCTTTCAGGCGCAAGACCGCAGAAGTTCGGATCAGAGACAAACTGGATCTTAACAGCACCGCCAAAAGCAGAAGTTGTAGGAGAAGGCGGACAGAAATCCCCGACACCTACCACATATGCACCAAAAAGCATCAAGCCGGTTAAGCTTCAGGTTACTATGAGATTCTCGCAGGAGGTTCAGTGGGCTGATGAAGATGTCCAGATCGGAGTTCTTCAGGATCTCGCAGAAAATGCCGGAATCGCACTCGGAAGAGCACTGGATCTTATAAGCATCCACAAGATCAATCCTCTTACAGGAGCCGCATCAGATCTTATAACAGAAGGAATCGTGGATGTAACTCAGAAAGCAGAGCTTGCAGATAACAAGTATGACGCAGCTGTTGAAGCTGCTGCAGCACTTGTTATAAATGCCGGATATGCACCTACAGGAATCGCTATGGATCCGACTCTTTCGTTTGGTCTTGCAACAATGAGAGATACAACCGGAAGAAGAATCTATCCGGAGCTTGGATTCGGTATCGGCACTACTAACTTTGAGGGCATGTCTGCAGCAGTATCAGATACGGTATCTGCAAAAAATGAAGCAGCAGCAGCTACCAACATCCTCGGAATCGTCGGACAGTTCGATGCTGTCAGATGGGGAGTCCAGAGAGAAGTATCAGCTCACCTTATCGAGTACGGTGATCCGGACGGTCTCGGAGATCTTCAGAGAATGAACCAGATCGCGCTCAGAGCTGAGGTTGTCTATGGTGTCGGCATCATGGATCTTAACGCTTTTGCTAAGATCACTAAAAAGGCAGTGTGATGAGATATACACATGCGAACGGAGTAACAGTGGAGTCTGACATAGCGTTAGACTCTGCACTGTTTAGTCCGGTAGAAGAGCCAAAGCCGACAGCCGAAAAGAAACCGGATGAAGACAGCACTCCTAAAAAACGAAAAGGGAGTAGATCATAATGGCATACGCAACCTATGAGGATGTTCAGGCAGGATTTCGTCTGCTTACTGCTGATGAAATCGAAAAGGCGGAAACACTGTTAGATCGGGCAGCGGTTATTATTGATTCGGTAGCTGCAGATGGGATTTCAGATGCTATAAAAATGCTTGTTTCATGCAACATGGTAACAAGAGCATTAGCCTCCGGAGATTCTGCGATACCTGTGGGCGTTTCGCAAGGTACGCAGACAGGACTCGGGTATACATCAAGCTATACCTTCGGCTCCGGATCATCAGGAGAGCTATATCTTAGCAAGACCGATAAACGCTTGTTGAAGTGCGGAAACCGCATAGGATCGCATTCTCCTGTGGAGGGATTAACAGATGCTTAAAGGGATTACGGTAAAACTTCATGTCAAGACTAAGACAGGCACGGATTCCTTCGGAGCTGACGTATATACGGACAGCGTGGTGGAAGTAGAAAACGTGCTTGTAGGGCAGCCTTCGGAATCGGACATAGTAAATGCAAACCAGTTCGGAAAGCATATCCAGTACACTCTCGGGATTCCCAAGGGAGATGATCACATCTGGGAAGATACAGAGGTTGAGTTCTGGGGAAAGAAATTCAGAACCGTAGGCATGCCGGTTCAGGGCATCGAGGAAATGATACCACTTGCATGGGGAAGGAATGTAATGGTGGAAGCCTATGAGTAAGCTAAAGATCAAACTGAACAGCAAAGGCGTTAAAGAGCTTTTGAAGAGTGAAGATATCACTCAGTCCTGCATTGAGCAGGCAGAAGCGGTCAGACAAAGAGCCGGAGACGGGTATGCAATGGAAAGGCGAAACTATCCTGAAAGAACGGGATGCATTGTATATACAGATTCGGTAAAGGCCATGACCGAGAACTTGAAAAATAACACATTGTTAAAGGCGTTAAGCATATGATTGAGAAAACAGTAATTGCATATCTTACGAAAAAATTTCCGAAAGAAAAGGTGAGCGCTGAGGTTCCAAAGGGCATGCCTGAGCGGTTCATCACTGTAGAGAGAACAGGCTCGCAGCAGCTTAGAGTGGGGCTTTATCAGTCCACTCTTGCAGTACAGTCATGGGCTATGACCAAGATGGAAGCTGCAGAGCTTTCGGAGAAAGTCTGTGAAGCATTAAGATTTATGCCGGATGAAGAAGCTGACGTTTCGAAGTCTTATGGATCTGATTATAACTTCACGGATGTCACAACAAAAAGATACAGGTACCAGGCTGTTTTTACAGTCACTCATTATTGATAAGGAGGAGACATTATGTCACGGGTTGAAAATGTAACTACAGGAAAGCCGAAAGTGGGCGGTGCTATATATCGTGCTCCGGTAGGCTCCACACTTCCGACAGATGCAAAAACAGCGCTTGATGAAGCGTTCAAGGGCATGGGATATATATCAGAGGACGGACTTACTAACAGCAACTCTCCAGATACCGATACGGTAAAGGCATGGGGCGGCGATACTGTATATGTAGTCCAGAACGGAAAAGATGATACTTTCCAGGGTACCTTTATTGAGGCACTCAATACGGAAGTATTAAAGATGGTATATGGTGATGCCAACGTTACGGGAGATGTAGCAACAGGAATTACAGTTAAGGCAAATGCAACGGAAGCTGAAGCTTACGCATATGTCATTGACATGATCCTGAGGGACAACACTCTTAAGAGAATCGTGATCCCGTCTGCAAAGGTAACAGAGATCGGAGATATCACATACAGTGATGGTGATGTTGTGGGTTACGAGACAACTCTTAATGCATCGCCGGATGCATCAGGAAACACGCACTATGAGTACATCGTAAAGAAAGAGGCGTAAATAGATGACTAAAATAATAACCGGACAGACACCTTCCGGATTTAAATTTTCTATCGCACGTGAAGCACTTGACGACTGGGAGATGTTCGAAGACCTTGCGAAAGTGGATAGCGGAGATCTTTCCGCGCTCATCCGCGTGCTCAATAATCTTTTTTCCGATGAGGATATAGCAAGATTAAAGGAACACTGCAGGTCAGAGAGCGGAAGAGTGTCAGCTACAAAAATGATGTCTG